CAAGAGATAGATTATCGTTTGAATTTAATGTAGGTGATGAAAAGAAATATGGATCCCGTGATTTCCTTGCTTCTTGGGTTACATCTAAAACAGAAAAACCTTGGGGATATTATAAAGTATTATATAGAGATCAAGGCGTCAAAGTAAAAGAGATAGTTGTATATCCTGGTAAAACACTATCATATCAAAAACATAATTTAAGAAGTGAACTTTGGTTAGTAACTGAAGGACCTGCTTATATTAATTACCCACATCCTGAAGATGAAAGAGTTATTACACAATCTTTTATAGATACACATAAGTTCAGACACATTGATAAAGGTGAGTGGCATCAGTTAAATAATCCTAGTAAAGAAAATATTAAACTCATTGAAATACAGTATGGTGATAAATGTACTGAAGATGACATTGAAAGAAAATATGAATAGTATTAGGACTACACAATGTAAGCACGGAAAATTTTCTTATTTTGCAAATGATACAATTATAGGAAAATCTTTAGACTTATATGGAGAATATTGTGAACAGGAGTTTACAGTAATGGAACATATAATTAAGCCTACTGATTATATTTTAGATATAGGTGCTAATATAGGTTTGCATACAGTATGGTTTGCCAAACACGCCTTCCAAGGACACGTTAGTTCATTTGAACCTAATGAATTTAACAGAGAATTATTAATAATGAATCTTAGACATAATCTTACTGGTAACGTAGAAGTATATACTAATGTAATTGGCAATAGTATATCATCATGTTTTATCAGTTCATATAGTCCACACGTTCCTGGAAACTATGGAGAGTGTACAGTACTAATAAACAAACAAGGACCAGCCCAAGCGGCACAAATGGTAACTATTGATGCACTAAAACCTGTCAAATGTGACTTTATGAAGATTGATGTAGAAGGTTATGAAATGGAAGTTTTAAAAGGTGCAGAAGCAACTATTGATAAATTTAAACCAAGTATGTTAATTGAGGTAAATGCAAGTAAAGAACATATTAAATTTTTATGGGATAATTTAATTAAACGTAATTATTTACTATGGTGGTTACCAGTAAGAAATTATAATCCTAATAATTATAGAGGCAACAAATCAAATGTTTTCTTAAATAGTGGAGTCATTAATATAATTGCTTGTCACAAGGAAAAAGCACATTCTAACATATTAGACAAAGCACTTAATCCAGTTATGAGTGAAACAGATACATACGAAAAAATGCACCAAAGATTATAAAATTTGTTGACATATGTAACCTACCCATGTATTATTAACTTATGAATTGGGAGATAAGCATGGTCAAAAGATATAGAGTTAGATATTATACAGATAGTAGTTCAAGAGTTAGTGAAGTTATTTTAATGGCTGAAAATAAACAAGATGCCTCAGATCAATTAAAGCAAGAATTTGAATCTGACTATGTAAAAATTGTTGATGTTTTTGACGTAAATGCTAGTAAAAAAGCCATAGATAATTTTTTCATTTAATTAAAAAACTTAAATTAGCCTTGTAAATCAAGGCTTTTTTTATGACTAAAAAGGTTGACAGATTCTATAATAATGCTATTATTATAAAGTAAGTTAAATAAACAGGAGAAAACATTATGAACAATAAATTAAAAGATGGTGTTTTGCAAGTAATTGAAACAATGAAGCAAGACTATATTAATTGGTCTACACAAAACGGTAAAAAGCCGTTAAGTGGTTATCATAAAGATGTTATTGATAACTGGAACATTGAAATCCATGAAGGTCAAAAGTACATTAAACTTGTTAAGAAAGACCACAAAAGTTCATTTGGTGGTGGTAGTGTTAATGGGTTTATTGTTAAAAAGCCAACAAAAGGTTTTGTAGAAGGTGATATGCTTAAAGCGGCAAGTTATAATATGCCTGCAACAAACTTTAAAAGAGGTAATGTTTTTGATGATGCTAATAATGGCACTATTGCACGTTGGACAGGAATCGGTTAATGGATAAGCAAGAGTTTATTGAAAAAGCAAAACAATTTGCCAAAGAAGCACATGGAGGACAAGTCCGTAAATATACTGGCTTGCCTTATGTTACTCATACAGAAGAGGTAGCACAAATTGTAGATAATTACAATGGTAGCAAAGAAATGATTGCCGCCGCATTATTGCATGATACAGTAGAAGATACAGATACTACAATACAGGATATTGTTACTGAATTTGGTACGCCTACTGCAACGTTAGTACAATGGTTAACAGATACTAGTCGTCCTGAAGATGGAAATCGTGCCACAAGGAAATCAATTGATAGGAATAGACTTGCTCAAGCACCTGCGGCAGTACAGTTGATTAAAGCCGCTGATATGATTAGCAATGGCAAAGATATTATGCAACACGATCCAAAGTTTGCAAAAGTATATATTGGTGAAATGAAGCAGTTATTAGATGCTATGCAAAAAATACATAATATGGATATTTACAAAGAAGCAATAAGGATTGCAAATGGATAATGAATTTGAAAAAATCCAAGTAACTTGTACAGATAATGATAAAGTATTTGAAGGAACAATTTTAAGAAAAAATCCTGATTCTATGAAAGTAGCAGTAATGGAAACTTCACTTATTTTTAAACCTTATAATAATCAAGGTATTTGGTTATCTAATTATCACGGACTAGAATTTACGTTAAAAATCTAATGAAACTTGACTTACATGGATATACTGTCCATGATGCATGGGCAAGATTTAAAGAACATATTGATATTTGCAGACATAATAATATCCGTAAATTTATTGTGGTTACTGGATATGGCAAAATATATGAAGAATTACCCAAGTGGGCTGAAAGTATTTCACACATTTCTCAAGTTAAAACAATGTTACCTAACAAAGGTTGCTATCAAATAGTGTTAAAAAAATTAAAAAAAGATTTAAAAGTTGAAATTATTGCAAAAAAGCCAGCAAAATCAAGGCTTAATTTAGAGCAATTATTAAAGAAATTTGGTAAAAAAGGTTGACAGATTCCGTAAAGGTGCTATTATAAAATAGTAAGTTAAACAAACAGGAGAAAAATAAATGGCATATATTAGTCAAAAAGATAAAAAAGAGTTAGCACCAGCAATTAAATCTGTACTTAAAAAGTACAATATGAAAGGTTCAATTGCTATCAATCATCATTCAAGTTTAGTTGTAAATTTACAAAGTGGTCCAATTGATTTTAAACAGCCTAATGGAGCAACTAGTGTAAATGTTTACTGGATTAATGACCATTATGAAGGTGTTGCAAAAGATTTTCTAAATGAATTACTTGTGGCTATGAAAGGTAATAAATGGTTTGATAAATCAGATATTATGACAGATTATTTTCATACTGCATATTACAACGATATTAATGTTGGTAAATGGAACAAGCCGTATATACAAACTGCGGCTTAAATATAATAGGTTGACAGATTTACAATCGATGTTAATATATAATTATAAGAACGCAAACTAACGAATAGGAGAAACAATGAATAGTTACGTTTTAGTAAAAAATGGTTCATACAGGAACCAAGCAATCAAAGACAAAGTCTTTCCATTAATTAAAAATGTACAAGATAGCAAAACAGGAATGTTTGTTACTGTTGATGGTACTGAAGGCTTTGATAATCCAAAAATAAGAATTAAAGTAAAGTCACCAACAGATGTTACTTTTGTTGATAGGAGTGAATATGCTACTCAAGTAGAAAAGTCTACTCCTAAAGAAAGTTCTAAACTTACTGCTAAAGACGAGAAAAGAATAGTAGAAATAGGACAAAGGTTTGACATCTTAGATGAAATGACTACTGCTCTTAAAAACAATGATGTTAGAGCAATGATAGTTACAGGACCTCCAGGTGTTGGTAAGTCTTATGGTGTTGAAACTACACTTGAAGAACAAAGTGGTTTTGATGATTTACAAGGTAATAGAAAGTTTGAATTTGTAAAAGGTGCAATGACGGCATTGGGTCTTTATGCAAAACTATATGAATATAGTGCTAAAGGTAACGTAGTTGTATTTGATGACTGTGATAGTGTATTACTAGATGACCTTGCACTTAACATATTAAAAGCGGCACTTGATAGTGGACAAAGACGTAAAATTTATTGGAATGCAGACTCAAGTAAATTGAGGGCAGAAGGTATTCCAAATAGTTTTGACTTCCAAGGTAGTGTTTGTTTTATTACAAATATTAAGTTTGACAATGTTAAATCTAAGAAGTTGAAAGACCATTTAGATGCATTGATGTCAAGATGTCATTACATTGATTTGACACTTGATACTGAAAGAGACAAGTATCTTAGAATTCAGCAAATTGCTAGAAAAGGTGACTTGTTTAAAAACTATACAATGTCAAAAGAATCTGAAGATGAAGTACTACAGTTCATGTTCCAAAAAAGAAAGTTCTTAAGAGAAATGAGTTTAAGGATGGCTCTTAAGATAGCAGACTTGAAAAAGATGAATTCAAGTAATTGGAAGATGCTGGCTGAAAATACTTGTATGCGAAGAGCATAACAAATTAACAATGGCCCTTCGGGGCCATTATTTTTCCAAGAGAATGATATGTATAAGCCAGAAAATCTAGAGTATTGTCTTAAGGTTGCAATAGGAGTTATTGCAAGTCCAGTACCACCTAGGCATCATCACAAGCCAATTAGTTTAGCAAACTATGATGTAGGATTTATAAACAATGCAGTTAGAAGTATTAATAAGAATGAAGGACTGAGTGACAGGCAACGTGAGTTAACAATTAAATTAGTTGGTAAGTATGCTAGGCAGTTTAAACGTTTAGGTATTGATATAACAGATATTGTTGCAAAACCTGTGTTTAGTAGTCCATTACGAAAAGTAGATAGAGCTCGATATATAGATATTGAAGACAAAAATATTACAGTAAAATTTCCGTACAATAAAGAAATGATTAGGGAGATACAATCTATTCATAAAAAATTAAGGTCTACTGATAATAGATTTGATAAAGAATTAAAAAAATATTTTATAACTTATAATGAGTATAATTTGTTAGTAATGTTTAATTGGTCAGCAAAACATAACTTTGAATACTCTAACAAGTTTATGGAAATTTATAAAGAGTGCAAAAATATTTTAGACAACAGAAGCCAATATGCAATCCAGTTAGTAGTAACTGATGAAAAATGCTTTCTTAGAAATGCTCCAGATACTTTGAAAAAATATTGGAAAGCACATATGCAAAATAAAACAGTCATGGAGCAAATTATTTCTGCGGCTGATCAAAATATAGATATTATAAATAATAGTAATTCAGTAAAATTAAATCCTGTTAGTACTGAAATATTAAAAAGTAGAGGTGGTGCTTTTCAGTGGAGCAAAGTTAGTCCTCAAGAAATATATGACTCAGCAGTAAATGATTTTGGATTTAAGAAAGTTGCATTCATAATTGATGGAAGAACAATTACTGAGGATATGGCCCAGAAACTACAAAATATGATATCTAAAATGGGCAAAGACGTCACTACAGTACAATTAAAAAACAATAAACACTTATTTAAGGCTAATAAATCATTGACTTCTGATACCAAATTCGCTATAATAGATAGTGTGCAAAGATATTTAAATCCAAGAGTAAAACATAATTGGAAACCGGATTTTGTTATCAGCACAAATACTATAAGCAAATACAGACAATATGGTTTTAACATAATCTCTGGACAAACAGGAGTTACGTTTCATGTGGATGCTTGGATTTGCCGTTATATAATGTAAGGAAAAATGAGTGCCACAGGCAAAATTACTTATAAAAGATGAAGTCAATGTATCTATCAAAGGACTTGAACTTGATGCAAGAAGGCGTTTGCTTAATATGTTTAAGTTTGAAGTTCCTTATGCACGTTATCTTCCAGCAGTTCGTTTAGGCAGATGGGATGGCAAAGTTAGTTATTTTCAATTAGGTGGCAGTACATACATTAATCTACTTCCACAAATTCTTCCTGTATTAGAGGAAATGAAATATGAGATTGATTTAGATGATCAACGAGATTATAAAACAAAATTTGAGTTTGATAAAGTAAGTGCTGATACATTCTCCAATAAAACTTGGCCCAAAAGTCATCCTGTTGCAGGTGAAAAAATAATCTTAAGAGATTATCAAGTTGAAATTGTAAATAATTTTTTGAGCAATCCTCAAAGTATGCAAGAAATTGCCACAGGAGCAGGTAAGACTTTAGTTACTGCGGCATTAAGTAATATTACAGAACCATATGGACGTAGTATTGTAATTGTTCCTAACAAGAGTCTAGTAACACAGACGGAAGAAGATTATGTTAATTTAGGTTTAGATGTTGGTGTATTTTTTGGTGATAGAAAAGAATTTGGACATACACATACAATTTGCACATGGCAAAGTTTAAACATACTTTTAAAGAATACAAAAAATAATGTTGCACCTATTAGTATAGGTGAATTTTTAGAAGGAGTAAATTGTGTAATAGTAGATGAAGTGCATATGGCAAAAGCAGATGCACTTAAAAGTTTATTAACAGGACCAATGGCAACCATTCCAATAAGATGGGGACTAACAGGAACTATTCCAAAAGAAGACTATGAATTTATGAGTCTTTTGGTAAGTTTGGGAGAAGTTGTAGGAAAGAAAAGTGCAAGTGAATTACAAGAAGCAGGTGTATTAGCAAACTGCGAAGTAAATGTTGTACAACTTGTAGACCATGGAGACTATGGAAATTATCAAAGTGAATTGAAATATTTACTCACAGACAAAAGTAGATTAGATTACTTGTCTAAATTAATTGGAAAAATTGGTAATGAAGGTAATAGTCTAGTACTTGTTGATAGAGTAGAATCAGGAAAAGAATTAGTAAAACGTTTAGGAGACAAAGCAGTTTTTATTAGTGGTGCCACAAAAGCAACTGACAGAAAAGAACATTATGATGAAATTGCTGATGTAAATGACAAAATTATTGTAGCAACTTATGGCGTTGCGGCAGTAGGTATTAACATACCCAGAATCTTTAATCTAGTACTTATAGAGCCAGGAAAAAGTTTTGTAAGAGTTATACAAAGCATAGGCAGAGGTATTCGTAAAGCACAAGATAAAGATTTTGTAAAAATATGGGATATAACAAGCACTTGTAAATATGCCAAAAGACACTTAACAAAAAGGAAAAATTTCTACAAAGAAGCCAAATATCCCTTTGTAGTGGAGAAAACAACATGGAACTAATACACGGAGACAAAACAAAAATGCCAACAGATAAAGCAAAAGGCCCGGCAACACCGCCGGCACCAAAACAACCAGGCATGATGATGTGGGAGGCAGGAGTTTATTATTTCGCAGATGCCTTTACATATGAATCAACAAAACCAGTTGTACAATGGATTATTGAAAAGAATCTTGCACCAAATAGTGAAAGACCAAAAGAACTTACATTAATTATTAATAGTCCAGGAGGAAGTGTCCATGCCGCATTTGCTCTAATTGATACAATGAAAGGTAGTGGTATACCTATTAAAACTGTAGGACTAGGACTTATTGCAAGTTGTGGTATACTAACGTTTATGAGTGGAGCAAAAGGTAAACGTATCTTAACACCTAATACAAGTATCCTATCTCATCAATACAGTTGGGGTAGTAGCGGAAAAGAGCATGAATTATTTGCAAGGGTAAAAGAGTTTGAATTATCTACTGCAAGAATGATTGCACATTATAAAAAATGTACAGGAATGACAGAAAAGAAAATAAGAGAAGTATTGTTGCCTGCTGAAGATGTTTGGTTAAGTGCCAAAGAAGCAATTAAACATGGTATTGCTGATAAGATCAAAGAGGTATACTAAATGCAAATTCTTACATTAGAAAATAAAACTTTTGTAATGAATGACTTACCGGAAGAAGTCGAAGATTTAAGATTTGCAGTATTAGATAATAGTAATCCTAAAGAACCTGATTACTATTTTATACCTTTAATTTTTCTGCAAAGTTTTAATGCTCCTGCACTTGTATTAAAAATAGGAAAGCATACAATAAGGATGCCAAGAGATTGGCAGATGCTTATTGGAGAATCTGAAGTAGGAGATTTAGAAGTTGTTCCTTTGACAAGTTTAAATGACAGAGGATTTAATGCATTTACTTTTAATCCACGTGGGCAATTCAGACCTGAATTTTATCCGGTAGAAATAGTAGATGTTTACCAGGAAGTAAAATGGTTTTTTCCAAAACTTAAACCTGGGCATTTATTAGCAGTACCTTTGTGTGAAGGAGAAAATCCACCTTGTGCATATTTTGTAGAGGATATAAGTAGAACTTCGGAAATAGTTGATGTCACTAAAATATGGTAATCTAATAACTAAAAAGGATAATTATAAATTCAGTGTAAAATTAAATGCAATGAATAGTGAGCATTGGCTTGAAGTCCAACGTCCTTTGATAGAAAATGTTGTTACATTTATTAATGATAGACAAATGGTCAATAATGGTGTTACAATAGATATATCCTGGAATGAACAAGATGATAGGTTATATAATATGCAATTTGAAAGTATTGATGATGCTAGACTATTTGAAATTACATTTGCGGAGTATTTTTAATGGCTGGTAAGTTACCTTTAAATAGAGTATTGGGAGCAATGGATCGTAAACAAAAAGGTTTTTATGATTCGCTTTCTGATGAAGAAAAAAAGGCTTTTAGTGCATTCCTAATGAATAGATATGCAAGTAGTATTAAAGGTAAATCAGCATTACAAGAATGGTGGCTTATTGCAACAAATAAAAGAGTGAATACACATTTCTTTGATTTAGCAAAACATCCAAAATTACAATGGCTATTGTTAACAACTGCAAGTCCTGGAATGGGTACTGCATTTCATGAATGGATACCTCATAAGAAAAAAGACGCAGTAAATAACAAAATTTTAAAATGTTTAAAAACATTATATCCTTTTGCAAAACAAGATGAACTTGAACTTATGTCTACAGTAAACACAAAAGCAGATATAAAACAATACTTAAAAAATCTAGGGTATGAAGATAAACAAATAAAAGAGTTACTATGAACACTATAACTGGTGATTTATTTTTAATGTGGCCTCCCGGTGCAGGAGGCAATTTTATTCTTTCATTGTATACTTGGGGCAGTATAGATAAAATTCCTATTAATAAAACGCCTACAAATATATTTGATGCACAACCTTTTCCAAGTGTAGCACAAATTGATACATTAGCAGACAAAAATGTTTTAGATGAACGTAATGTTATTTGTGCTCATCAAGTAAATGATTATTATGTTGATAATTACAATTTTGATTTTTATCAAGCATGGGCAATAATACCTGATAATTTTGAAACTTGGGGATATCTAGTTAAATTAGCAAACTTAAAACAAAATGAAAATGTAAAGATAAAACAATCTCATATGCAAAGATACTTAAATAATGTTAATAAAATGTCCACAAAGATTGACAATTTACAAAAATTTAATTATAATAAAATTTTTAAGGAAAGAACAGTATTTACGGAATGGCATGATAGCATAAAACAATATCATGATAAAAATGTAGAACTAGTATGAACGCACTCATGGCTATAGCAAAAGAAACAAGACAAGCATATAAACCTGGTGATAAACCATTTGTATGTAAATATTGTGGTAGGGGTTTCAGTAGAGAAAAAACTTTATCAAATCATATGTGTGAGCAAAAACGTAGATGGCAACAGGAAAAAGATAAAGGAGTACAAATGGGTCTCCAAGCATACTTGCGTTTTTATGAAACTACACAAGGAAGTAGTACAAGAAAAACATATGGAGATTTTGTAAATAGCCAATATTATAATGCTTTCGTAAAATTTGGAAAACATATTATTGGTATAAGAGCAATAAATCCTTCTGCTTTTATTAATTTTGTTTTAAAGAAAAATATAAAGTTAGATAGATATTGTAGAGATGAAAACTATCAAAATTATTTAGAAGAGCATCTAAAAACAGAAACATGGCAAGATGCTATTGCTAGAAGTTTAAAAACAATGGAAAGTTGGGCAGATGAGAATGGTGTACATTTACATACATACTTCTTTGCGGCTAATCCAAATAAAATTTGTAGCCATATTGTAAATGGTCGTGTTAGTAGTTGGGTAATATTTAATTGTGAAACTGGTGTTAACTTTTTAGGAAAAATAAATCCTGAACAATTACAAATTGTTTATCCATATATTGATCCTGACTTTTGGAGAAAGCATTTTGTAAAGTATCATGTCGAGGCTGGAATAGTTAAAGAAGCATTGAAAGAAGCAAAGTTATGAGTTTTGGTTATGTAGATATAAATGCAAAGTTGCCAAAAGTTGAGCAAGAAGTTGTATACATTAATAAAGAAAATTTTTGGTGTGATGGCGGAGAAGACTATGGACATCCAAGAGTCTATTATACTATGAAAAATGGTGAAGCAGTATGTGGATATTGTAATCGAAAATATATATTTAAAAAGGATACAGATGAGTAAACTACCTGATATTGATATAGATTTTGCAGACAGAGAACGTGCATTACAAATTATGCCTGGTGTAGCGGCGTCTATGACTGAGCATGGTGTAACTAAAAAGCACAATACAGGAGTTTATTATACAAAGATCCCTGTTGATCCAACTACAGGTACAAGCACAATAGATTATAAGACAGCAGAAGATAGAGGATACTTTAAACTAGACTTATTAAATGTAGCAGTATATCAAAAAGTTAAAAATGAAGAACATTTAAATAAATTAATGAAACAAGAGCCACTATGGGAATTGCTTTGGAAAAGTAGAGAATTTTGTGAACAAGTTATTCATGTTGGAAATTATTATGACTTAATATGTAATATGAAGCCAGATAGTATTCCACGTATGGCTATGTTATTAAGTATTATTAGACCTGGTAAAGCACACTTACAAAACAAGACATGGAAAGAAGTTGGAGAAGATGTATGGAAAAAGCCAGATGGTGATGCTTATTACTTTAAAAAAGCTCATGCAGTAGCATATGCACATTTGGTTGCAGTACATATTAACTTGTTATGTGAGGAGTATAGTTGACATATCTAGTAGATGATAAATGTATCAAATGCAAATATACAGATTGTGTAAACGTATGTCCAGTAGATTGTTTCTATGAAGGTGAGAACTTTCTAGCAATTAATCCTGATGAATGTATAGACTGTGGTGTTTGCGAACCAGAATGTCCAGCAGGAGCCATTAGGGCAGATACGGATTTTGAAGAAACTGAATTAGCATATTGGATGAAAGTTAATACAGATATGTCCGCAAAATGGCCCAATATAACTGCATCGAAAGATCCACTTCCTGATGCAGATAATTTTAATCCGGAAAAAGGATATGCAGGCCCGGATAAAAGAGATGAATTAAGTGAAGAACCTGGAGAGGGAGATTAGTCTATTTTTTTAACTAATTGTATGCTACGACGTTTGGTTCGTTTTTTAGAAAGTTCGTTAAGACTAACAGATGGACCAGCAAGTATATTACAATCTTTGCTTATAAATGTAGTTAGATATGGTCTAAATGGATGCCAGTCTTTCTTAAGAAAAATGTTGATAGGTATCATTCTATTTGATTCCCACCACCATTGTTCTGCTAACTGAAGAAATTGCTTTTTTTGATCTAAATCGCTTATTTTTTCATAGTCGTAGAAACTTGTACAGTGAGAATCACGGTTTTGTACAATACCAATGTATTCTTTATTACCATAGGCAATATGACTAAGAAAGGGGTATTCTTTAAGTAATTTTTCTAATAGTTCGTCCATGTCATCTTTACATAAATATATAGTATGTGGAACTTAAAATATAATGCAAAAACTTTTTGGATATTTATTAACGCAAAATTTATCAGTTGTTTACTCCCCAGATTCGACTGTAGAAAATAGGAATAAGATAGTGTATTCACGACCATTAAAAGCATATAGAGGTATTAGTAATACTCTACAAGTACATCTTAAAGACTCAGATCAAAAACCAGTTGTGATAACAGGTAAGACCTTTGTTTTTAATATTTTAAATCCTTCAACATATGTAGTTATCCTTTCTAAAACTGGTACCATATCGAATGCGAATCAAGGTAAAGTAAATTTTATTCTTTCAGATTCTGATTTGAGAAATACAGATGCCAATATGTACACTTACAGTATACATGAATTACAGGCAGATGGCACAAGAGAAGTAGTTTATGCAGGTGATAATTATGAAGCAGGCGGAACTATAGAAGTGATTGATGGTGTATACAATGAGTTTGTACCAAGTAGAGAATTATTAATTATCAATGATGAAGCAAATAGTGGAGGAAATACAGTTGTCAAATATACAAGTTCTGCCAATGCGTTTCCTGAACTAAATCAAAATAAAGCACTACATACCGCCCAGTATTATCTAAATGGATATACAGGAACTATCACAGTTCAGGGTACAATGGACCCAATATCCGGTTCTTTGGATAATTGGAGTGATATTAAAACTGATACATATTCGGCTATAACCGGCAATGAATACACGACTTTTAACGGTGTATATACTGCTATCAGATTTAAACAGTCAAAAACTGCTGGAACCTTAACAAAAGTCTTGTATCGTCCGTAGTTTTGTGCTATAATAAGCACTATGCAAAATATAATTTACGACACAATATTAGGTTTATTGCCTTCTAAAAAGAAAACTAGCCCAAGTGGCTGGACTAGTTTCAGCGGGCCTTGTTGTGTACACAATGGTGAAACACAAGATAAAAGAGGTAGAGCTGGAATTACAGGTGACGGTACAGGTGTTGTAAGTTATCATTGTTTTAACTGTGGATTTAAAACACATTATAGACCAGGATTTCATCTTACTTACAAATTAAGAAAGTTGTTACAATGGCTTGGTGCTGATGAAAAAACTATTAAGGGATTACAAATTGAAGCATTAAGGTTAAAAGAAAATGCTATAGAATCTGGAGAAGTTGAAGAACACGAAGAAATAACTTTTGATGAAAAAGAATATCCAAATGATTCTGAAACACTAATGCACTGGATACACAATCCAGGAAAGTATGAAAAACAAATTGCTGGTGTGGCAGAATATATTATTAACAGAGGGCTTGAAAATAATTTAAAAGATTTAAGATGGTCGCCTAGTAGAGCAGGTAATTTAAATCAACGTGTAATTATTCCATTCATGTATAAAGGAAAATTTGTGGGCTATACTGCAAGAGCAGTTAATAATGACGTAAAACCAAAATATCTCAATAATATGCAACCTGGATATGTATATAATACTAATGAGCAGAATAAAGAAAGAAAAATAGTTATAGTTACAGAAGGTCCAATTGATGCTTTAAAAATTGGTGGAGTAGGAATAAACAGTAATATGATAAATGAAGCACAAGCAGATTTGATTGACTCTTTAGGAAAAGATGTTATAGTAGTACCAGACCAAGATGATGCAGGAAGTAAAGTAATTGATACTGCAATTGAATATGGTTGGAGTGTAGCATTTCCAGAATGGGAAGATGGTGTAAAAGATGTTAGTGATGCAGTTGACAAATATGGCAAACTATATACTTTATGGAGTATAATTAATTCTGCACATACCAGTAAAATAAAAATCGAACTTATGAGGAAGAAACTTGCAAACTGAATATACAATAGACATACAAAAATTATTCTTAGAAATGATGCTTAATGATGCTGAATCATTTGTTAGAATACAAAATATTTTTAATGCACAAAATTTTGATAAAAGTTTAAGAGAAACTGCAAAATTTATAGAATCGCATACTGCTGAATATAGCACTATGCCAACTATAGAACAAGTAAATGCGGCAACGGGTGGTAAACTAAAACCAGTTAAAGAAATAAGTGATGGTCACTATGATTGGTTTTTTGATGAGTTTGAAAAGTTTACTAGACGTCAAGAACTAGAACGTGCAATTTTAAAAAGTGCTGACTTGCTGGAAAAAGGTACATATGATCCAGTTGAAAAATTAATTAAAGATGCAGTACAAATAAGTTTAACAAAAGATTTAGGTATTGAGTATTGGGAAGATCCTCGTGCTAGACTATTAGCATTGAAAGATAACAATGGACAAGTAAGTACAGGTTGGCCCGCATTAGATAAGAAATTATTTGGTGGATTTAATCGAGGAGAACTTAATATATTTGCAGGTGGTAGTGGTTCTGGTAAAAGTTTGTTTATGCAAAACTTGGCTGTAAATTGGACTATGGCAGGTTTACATGGTGTATATCTAACACTTGAATTGAGCGAAGGCTTGTGTGCTATGAGATTAGATAGCATGGTTACTGATATTCCAAGCAAAGATATCTTTAAAGATTTAGATACATTAGAAATGAAAATTGGAATGACAGGTAAAAAAGCAGGTAGTCTAAGAATAAAATATATGCCAGCACAAAGTAATATTAATGATATTAGAGCATATCTAAAAGAGTTGCAAATTAAACTTGGTTTTAGAATTGACTATATTTGTGTAGATTACTTAGACTTGTTAATGCCAGTAAGTGCAAAGGTAAGTCCTAATGACCAATTTATTAAAGACAAATATGTAAGTGAAGAATTGCGTAATTTGGCTAAAGAAATGGATTTAGTTATGGTAACTGCTTCGCAGTTAAATAGAGCGGCAGTTGAAGAAATAGAATTTGACCATTCGCATATTGCAGGTGGTATTAGTAAGATTAATACTGCTGATAATGTTATTGGTATTTTTACAAGTAGAGCGATGCGTGAACGTGGTAGATATCAAATACAATTTATGAAAACTAGAAGTAGTAGCGGTGTAGGTATGAAAGTAGATTTAGAGTTTGACAACAATAGTTTGCGAATCAGAGACTTGGGAGAAGATGCAGAAAAAGAATATAAGAAATCAGCAAACAAAAGTTCTGAAGTAATGAATAAAATTAAAGCAACTTCTGAAGTGAACACTGCACAATCTGAAGAAAAGATAGTTCGTGCTGATGTTCAATCCAGTAAGTTAAATGATATGCTTAAAAATTTAAAGACTTAATTTTTTTAAGATTGGGTGTGTTTTATTTGATACTTGAAATGCACCACTTATTTTTGTATGATAGTCACTAATACTATGATCAAAAGCACCATCAAAGAATTGCAATTTTTTCCAAGCCGACCATCTTCCACGCACTCTATCTTTGAATCGTTGCCAAATACTTAATCCATTACGAACATTACCGTAATGATTTAAATACATCATAGTACCATGATGTCTAAAACCAAATAGTGCTGGAGGCACTCTTGTAACTGCATCATTGTTGTTTACCCAACGATGGTGTTTTATTTTACAACTGTTTATGAATTTTTTATTGCCTACACGAGGTGAACCATATGTAAATAAAGCAAGATTTTTATATTTTGTTTGTAACCTTGCCGCACATAAAGTAGCCATTGCACCACCTAAACTATGTCCAGTAATAGTACATTCCTTGTCTTTATTTTTATCAGTAAATGCTTCAATCTTTTCCCATACTTTCTCTAATTCGTCATAAAAACCGTCATGAACTTTTCCAGCAACTTTACTTTTACTTTTCCAAGTTTTTATATCAGCAATAATATCGCTAGGTTGTCCTGGTTCAGTACCTCTAAATACTATAGTGATAAGGTCTTTATTAGAGAGCAAATAACATTGAGCACCACGAATATCGATAAATTCTACGGTTGTGTAACCTATTTTTTTAAGGTTTGCCTCAATAATTGGGCTAAGATTCTTATATGCTAGTGTTGATAATAAAGCATGATGTGAATCGTATTCCATATTATAATCCCTTCTTTGAGTTAACTTACTATATGTATTTAACCAAAGTTTTTAAATAAATAACATTAATAAATGGAGAATAACCAAATGCCAAACAGAAATCGTAGACTTCTTGAAGAATTGGATAGCATTTCATTACCAAGGGACAAGGTACATCTAATTGAAAGTAGAGCCCAGCATATAATCGCTGGTGCTACTAATCTAGTTAATTTAATCAAAGAGACTTATGATGAAGGTATTGCAGAAGAAATGGAACGTAAATTGCTATTAGCAATAAAACGTCAAGATCCCAATAAATTTAATAACGGATTAAAGAAGTTAAAAAAATGAAAATAAACGAATTTGATTTACCCGCAGAGATACAGAAAGCTCAAAAAAAGCAACAGGAACTAAAAGTCCTTGCTAATAAAGTAAAGCAGATGTATGCTAAAGCAATGGCTGAATATGAAAAAGCAGAAGAAAAGAATGCTGAACAATTTGATGCAGAGCCTATGAAAGCATATGCAAGTTGGTTTCAGTTTATGTTTAAAACTGATGTCAACAAAGCATTTCCAATTCCTGGTATCACATTAAATGATAACAACATCAAAAAAATGGCTAAACTATTAACTGCATATGCAAGTCAAAATTATTTTTTAAAACCAAAAACTCCTTTTGCGGCGGCAGATACATTTTTAAAAATTGTTAAAGCAATTGACCCTGAACTAGAAGGAATTGCAGATCAAATTGTTGGAAAATATGTAAGGGGCGAAGAACAAAAACAAAAGAAACCTATTCCACAAGATTTACAGGATATTATATCAAAATTAAGTCCTGAGCAAAAGCAACAACTAACAGGTTTATTAGATAAAGCAGGAGCCAAGAAGTAATGAAACTTAATGAAATAAAATTTGAATATAAATCAAAACAATACTTGGCTGAAGGTTGGCAATATCTTACAGAAGAACAACAAGTATATTTTGGTAAATGGGAAAAAAATGTTTGGCCATTAGTTGAAAACTATAGTAAACTATTTGAAGCAGAACTAACACAAAATCAAATACAAGATATATTTAAAAAAGCAGAAAAAGTTGCCATGGACAGTGGCGGAAATGCAACTGTTTTAGGTAAGGCTGGAAAAATCAGTGGAGCAATAGCAGGTAAATTAAAAGATGAAATTGACAAACTAGCCAAAGCGGCACAAGACTCTGGTCCTATTCAAGATTTAGATGCTACATTTGACCGTTTAAGAAAACAAACTGCTGACATAGTAGGTGAAGGTCCTGGTGGAAATGCAATTATTGGTATGATCAACAAATGGAAAGATTATACTAAAGAGAATCCAGCCAAAGCGGCATTTTGTATTGCGGCATTAACATCAGCACTAGCCTTTGCAAGTGGTGGTATTGTGTCAGGTATGGCAATTGGTTTCTTTGTTAAATTAGCAAATAATATTTTAACTGGTGATAAATTAAGTAGTGCAATCGCAAAAACTGGAAAACAAATAGCCATTGGTGCACTTGCAGGTGGACTTGGTAAGGTTGCCGCAGATGCGGCGGCTGATTTATTTCCGGCTGAAGTAGTTGATATATTTACAAGTGCAGATGGAAGTAATATAGATTTAAGTCAAGTTGAAGCAATGAACATGACAGCAGATCAACTAGACGCAGATTCAGTAAAAGAATTACTACAAACAAGAAATGCATTTTTAGGATTAGCAAAAGATTTATCTGGAACTGACCCAGATGCTCAGGATGCCATATTAGGAGAAATTAAAAAAATTAACGAAAAGATTTTTGAATTTGAACCTGAAGGTGCAACTGCCAATGAAGCGGCAAACAATTTAGCCAACGAATATGGAATCAAAGGTGATGGTGTTAATTTAGAAAAAAGCGAGTTTTCTAGCCAAGAAGATGGAGAAGGTAATTATACAGACGCAGAAACAGTTGAACCAGCAGGAACAATTAGTGCAGATAAAATGCAGGCGGCTGGATTAGACTATGCAACACAACCTGAATTAAGTGATGAGTTCAAAGAATTTTTACAAGAAAAAGGACTAGACCAAGACGTTGTTCAAGCACAGGCTGGATTTGATAGAGCAAGTGCAAATGAAACTTGGATGGGTGTAAGAGTTGGTGGTGCAGATTCTTTAAGAGCATTTGATGGTACTTTGCCTGATAGTGTTGATCCAACAGATGTTACAAATCAAATTGATATTCCAGATGATTTACAAATGGGACAAACTTTCCAACAAGAAATTACAACAACTTTTGACGGATTAGAAGGACAAAATTTAACATATACTGCTGAGTATACTTTTGAAGGTGTTGACGCAGATGGTAATGACATTTATGCTACAAAAAGTATTTTTATAGCGCCAGAATCTAGACTTTCCGAAGACTTTCTTGAAGGTTTAACTGATGAAGAAGCAGACCAATTTTGGGATTATATGGAAAAATATACAGGTAATGGCATTGGTGAAGAAGAAGTTAGTCAATATTATGATGACCTAAACCAAAAACTTGCAAATGGTTTTGCAGGTGCAATAGCCACTTTTGCAATAGCAAGTGCGGCGGCACAATCAGAAAATAAACAAGCACAAGAATCATATAGAAGAAACATTGAAAATCAACTAATGGAGCAATATTTAGATGAAGGGCCAGCCTTAGATGCTCTTAAAAAAGCGGCAATGGCTACAGTAAAAGGTGTTGGTACAGTGGCAGATAAAGCCGTAGGCGGTGTTTCTGCAGTTGGTATGAAAGCGGCTCAAACTGCAATTAAGACAGGTAAAGCAGTAGGAAAAGAATTAGGTAATAAAGTTACATTTAAAAAATTAATGAGTATGTGGAAAACTACAAAGAGTCCAACAGATGTTGCTGGTATAGTACAAGTTTTACAACGTGCAGGTATGACAGATGATGCTATTGGGTTGGTAGACAAAGAATCAGATGCAGATTTGGCTTTAGGTCTACAACAACGTAAAGATCAGAAAGCAGGTAAAAAGCCTGAAGATGAAAAAGCAAAAACAGATGCTGATGCAGGTACTGATAAAAACAAGGACGGCAAAGACGACAAAACAGGTGAACCTATTGCACAATTTTTAGATATGGAAAAAGTAGCAATGGCGATTAAAGCACAAGATTTGGATGATGAAGTTTTAGACCTACTAAAGAAAAATCTTAAGGCGGCGTAATGTTAATTAACGAAGTTTTAATTCCAAAAACACATGGCTGGAAACTATTTGAAGCAGAAGGCAAAAACACTCATCTAGAACACATTGAAGATTTAGTATTCAACAATGGTTACAACGGTGCCGTACAGGCATTTGAATACTTAGACGCAGTAAAAGGTTTAATAGAAGGTGGTGCAACACAAGGAAAGATTACTGTTAAATGGGACGGTGCACCAGCAATTATTTGTGGTATTGATCCAGAAGATGGAAAGTTCTTTGTAGGAACAAAATCAGTATTCAACGTAAAAGAGAAAAAGAGAGCCAAGTCAACTGCTGATGTAAAATCAATGTATTCTGGCAAAGGCGATTTAGAAGATAAATTAATTCTTGCTTTGCAGTTATTACCCAAACTAGGCATTGGTACAGTAGTACAAGGTGACTTTTTATTTGGTCCTGGAGATATAGAAAAAGATACAGTTGGTGATGAAGAATGCCATACATTTACTCCTAACACTATTACATATGCAGTTCCTGTAAAGAGTGCTATAGGTAAACGTATGGAAAAAGCAAAAATAGGTATTGTATTTCATACTGAATATACTGGAGATACACTAGATGAAATGACTGCAAATTTTGGATATAGTGTAAGAGGCTTACAAGCAAATTCAGATGTTTGGTTTGATGATGCAAATTATAAAGACGTAAGTGGAGTTGCAACACTAACTGGTGAAGAAGAAGCAAAAGTTGATAATGAATTAGACAGAGGACGTACCACACTTAAAAAAGTTGGAACTAAAATGAATAAAGTTTTAGAGTTTGGACAATTTGCAAAGTTTATTAAACCATTTATTAACAATAATGTTAAAGCAGGAGAACAAGTAGGCGAACCATTAGCATTTTTGAAAAAGTTTGAAGAGTTTTACACAGGTAAAATGAATAAAGAAATAGAAGGACTGAAAAACCAAGATCCCGAAAAACCAGCAGTAAAAAATAGATTAGAAAAAATTGAACAACAAAAACAATTTTTAGCCGATAATGCCAATACATTGTTATTAACACTAGCAGTATATAGACGTATAATAAGTGCAAAATTATTATTAATAAACAAATTAAGTAAAATTGATAACATAGGTACATTTGAAAAAACTGCCGATGGATATAGAGTTACTAATCATGAAGGTTTTGTAGCATTTGGTATCGATGGAGGTGCTGTCAAACTTAACGATAGAATGGAATTCAATAGATTGAATTTTGCGGCAACAAAAAAATGGGCCTCTAATTAAGGCAAAATTTTAAAATGAAAATCGATGGTAATAAGATTGCAGAAGTTCTGAATACCAGAATTGTAATTGAATGGCAAATGGGCAATTGGTGTAACTTTAAATGTCCTTATTGCTTTGATACTGCAAACCTTGGCACACATAAAGCACCAGAAGTTACTCCTTTGGTACAAAAAAATGTAACACATCTTGTACAAGAAATTCGTAAACAAAATCCTAAACAACATATTCAATGGACATTATCAGGCGGAGAACCTACTGCACAAAAGAAGTTTGAATATCTACTAAAAACTTTAAATGATATCGATGACAACTCCCATGTGATGTTAGTAACAAATGGTACAAGACCAATTACATGGTGGAAAAATAATATACATGAAGTAGAACACGTTATACTTTCACATCATATAGAATCTAAAATAGAACATAACATAGAATTATTAAAATTATTTGCTGAACACAAAACAAACGTTGCAATTTCTGTAATGGCAGGTGCACAGAATTTTGACCAGGCTGTGAAAGATTATAAAATACTTGCAAAACTTACTACTCCAAAAGAGTTTACACATATTAAGTTAATGATTAATAGATTTAGACTAACAAGTAGAAATAACGAATATATTGATCTTACTAAAGAACAAGGAGAAGTTTTAGATAATTTACAAGCACAATATAAGGCAGATAAACAAATTGATGATACTAGCAGGACTTTTTTTAGAAGTAACAGGATTAGAATTAAAGAACAATTATATAGAAAATATCAAACTCCTCATATAAAATATAAAAAAGATAATAATGAAATAGTAGAAACATTAGGGTGGTATAGGGGAAAACGCAAAAGATATGAAGGTAATTGGATTGGCTACAAGTGTTATGCAGAAAGCCATGCTATGCATATCACATATGATGGTAGCATGGGTAAAATACCATGCAAAGTAGTATTTTTTAAAGATGTCAATATATTTGATGAAGACTTTGTAAATAAATACAAGTATAACAGTGCACCTTATATATGTGATAAAACATATGTAGACTGTAATTGTGTAGGACAGTTAGAAGCAAAAAAGGTTTTATAATGGAAAGCAAATTTGAATTTTTAAATGATGAAATGACTGAGGCAAGATTATTCAAGTCTCCTTCTCAATTTGTTAATCAAAGTGGAGAAGATATTGCCGCTAACGTTTATGCTCATATGTTAAGTTTACAAGCAATGAAATACACTGATCCTGGTAAGGCAAGAAAATATGCAGGGCAAACTTTAAAATTCAGTGGATTTGATGGAGTACGTTCAGGTGCAACAGACTTACACAATCTTATTGCAGGTTTAGAGAAAAAAGGCGGATATAGTATTCCTACTGCACAAATTAAAAGATATTTAAGAAATACTCAAAATGGAGTATTTGATACACAATTAGACAGACGTACATTATTGGCTGTTGAACGTTCGTTAAAAGTAAGATCAAGTAATTTGAAATCTATGAGACGTATTATTAGTGATTGGCCTCGTGCTTTGCCAAATGAAAGAAAAGCAGGAGCAACACGGCTAGGCTTTATGCTTAACCATTATGCAAAAGGCAGTGATTTAGCAGTGCCATATAATAAAAGTGTTAGAAATATTGCCGCCAATGATGCAAAAAGTCCATACACAGGCAATACATTTGCAAAAACAGTTGCGGCTACGGCGGCTGGTGCATTCTTAGGATATAAAGCAATCAGAAATCCTAACATTAAAAACATAAGTAAAAATTATAAAATTAAACCTGCTTAAAAATACTTTAAAATAATATTATAGTATATACCACTATAGGCTGATATAAATACTAATATAAGAAATTAGGCATTCATAGGCAAAACTTAGGCAAATCAATAGGCTCAATATTGGCTCCGAAACAATCAAATCGCCCAAGGTAGGCGTAAAGAGGAACAAATGAGTACACCGACTCGAGACATAGAAAAAGAAAGCCTTGAAGCCCATGTAGAATTATGTGCGGCGAGGTATTCACGATTGGAAGAAAAACTAGACAATTTAGAGGGCCGTGTCATCGGCATTGAAACAGTATTAGGCGAAATTCGCGATACAGTAATCAAAGATAGAGAAAAGCGTCAGTCCCAACTTATAACTTGGGGTGTGGCTATTATTGGCTCTTTAGCCACTGCGGTAGCAGTATTATCATACCGTTTGTTCATTTAATTAATTCACCAAAATTTTAAAACTGATTAAACTATACTAAATAGTAGTGTTATGCTTATACTAGAACTTTTTGACGACGATTTTGGAACTATTTCGGAAACTAGAATGGCTTGGGGTCGTTCTGGTAATAAAGTAGTCCGTAAATACAGATGTTCAATTGGTCGTTTAAAAGGTAAAATTGTTAGTAGTCCAGGTGCCTGCTTTAAAGCACCGGACATAAAAAAGAGATTAAAATTAAAGATTACTAAAGCAAAGTTAAAAAGAAGAATGCAGTTGAAAGCAAAACGTACAAAACGTATTAATCCAGCAAGTAAACGTGTTCAGGCACTTAACAAAGCAAGTAGGAAAAGATAATGAGATTAGCAGAATTATTTGAAGAACCAATGAAAGGCAAAATCACTAAAGTTGCAGGTGATAACGTAGAGATTAGTGATCCTAAAAAGCCGGGTATAACAACAAAAGTTGATCTTAAACAAATGGATATTGATGATTCAAATCCAAATGAACCTACAATTAAACCTAAAAGTCCTAAACCACAAGGACAAGGTGCAAAAATTAGACCGGGACAAACAGTTAACATTTCCACAGAAGAGAAAAAAAAAGACTGAACGTTCATGAGGGTATAAATGACCCCGCAATTTTTAAAGCAATATTTTTAGCAGGTGGACCAGGTAGCGGTAAAAGTTACATGGTTGATAACACTGGACTTGATGCATTAGGATTCAAACTTATCAATAATGATAAAGCATTTGAACACTATCTGTCTCAAGCAGAATTAAAAGCAACACCTGATAACATTATGTCCCCACAAGGACAAGATATTAGAGCAAAAGCAAAAAGAGTTACCAAAGCCAGAATGGGAAATTATCTAAACGAAAGATTAGGATTAGTAATTGATGGCACTGGAAAAGCATACAATACGTTGACTAACCAAGCAACTAAATTAAGAGAATTAGGTTACGAAGTTGCAATGATGTTTGTTAACACAGATTTGGATACTGCTCTAGAAAGAAATAAAACAAGAGATAGAAGATTACCAGAAGATCTTGTAACACAGTTATGGAAAGATGTACAAATGAATATAGGAAAATTCCATAACTTTTTTGGCAAAAATATGTTTGTAGTAGATAATTCAAAAGATTCGAATACATCTGGAGTAATTAATAATATGTATAAACGGATGAGCGAATTTGCAAAGAAAGAAGTTTTAAATCCAATAGCAAAAAAATGGATTGAAAAAGAGACACAAGCAAGGTCCAAATAATGTTTCATGAATTTTCTAATGGCGCACGAGTGTCATTAACAGACCAAGAATACAAGTTTTTGAAAGAATTTAAACAGTCTATTGCAATGACTGACTTAAATCAAGACCAATTACAAATAGCACATATGCTAGTAAATAAAATGGTATTATATAGGAAAAAGAAAAATGGTAATCTCTACTATGTCAAAGAAAGTAAAAAGTAAAGTAAATATACAGAAGATAAAAAACTTCTTAGAAGAAAAAGCAAATACACTACCTGTAGTATCTATAAAAGGTAGCCATGTAAAAGTGGGTAAATATTATTGTTTAGAACGCAACGGTGTTTGGGAAGTATTTGATGAATATAGTAGAGTAAATACTTTTATGTTGCGTAGTAGTGCGTTATCATGGTGTGTTGCTAAAATGCAAGAGCAAAACAGTGATGCCCAAAGCATTGAACATAATGACTTTAAATATAGTAAATATGCTAATGATAGTATGATATTTTATAATAGATTTAAGACAGTAAAGGATAAATTTCGCAAAGAACTTATGTATATCAGGTACGAAGAAGCAGAATACCACAAAAATCATATAAAAAAGCAGTTAGAGGAATCAATAGAAAAGATTAAAATTAACTAAATACTAAAGTAAAAGAACTAGGAAACTCAAATGGAACTAAATGATTTAAACAATTTATCTAGAAGTGGCAGTTTAAACAAACTGTTAAGCACACGTTTTGGCTTTGATTTAGACTTATCTAAAGTAAATGAAGAAGTAGCACAAAAACTACTTACTACTGCAAATAGAAAAATGTCTGAAGCACAAAGCACACAAGGTGATTACCAAGCAAATAAAGAATACTTATGTTCAAAACTTGTTAAAGAAACTATAGAAGCATGGCAAGTTGAAAATAACATCAGTATACCAGAAGCACCAGAAAAAGGTGAAATGGAACCAAATGATGGCGAAATAGAACCTGAACAGAATTCACCAAGAGCAAAGTCACAAAGAAATAACGCATTAAGAATTTTAGTAGGCCCTCAAAATTTTATGAAGGCTAAAAGAGCATTAGATTTATACAAAAAAGGTCAAACAGTTCCACCAATGTTAATGACAGGCTTAATGCCAATTATTGACATGATTGACGAAATAATGAGCAGTAATTTAGCAAACGTTAGATTTTTACAAATGGTAGATAGACGTGCTAAAAAACAGTTAGGCATAACAGAGTCTATGACTTTATCAGAAGGTGAAATGGAAAACGCAGAATTAGTTTTAGCATCTAAAGATATGGTAGATAGAATACAAGGTATGCTAGAAGATATTAGTGAAATGAATGCAGAAGATTTACTTCCTTTGACAGATCAAATTAGAGATGAAATGGGAAATGAAAAAGCAGAAGCATTTATGACAGCGGCAAAAGGTACATTAGAAACTTTACTTGATGCAATTACTACTGCAAGAGCAGATATGGATAATGCATCACGTATTTTAACTGGTACTGCTGAAGAATCTGGAACAGATTTAACAGCCGAAGAACCAGAAGTAGACGCTGAACCTGAAGCAGAAGCAGAAGCAGAACCAGAAGCAACTGATGATGAAGTTGAAGTTGATTTAGATGCTGGTGCTGAAGGACAAGAAGGCGCAGACGAATTAGACAGACAAGAACGTCCGTAATGAAAGCCGAAGAATTTATCATTGAGAAAATGCCAACCGGCATTGACAAACTAATTAGTTTGTTAATTTTCCTTCGTAATAGAGCAACACAACTTGGTGCAAAGCCACAAATTTCAATGTCAGCACTAGAAACAATGGCTAAAGGTTTAGGTATTCCTCTTTCATATGATAGTTTTAATAATATTGTTCAAACTAATCCCACAGTTAAAAATATTATTTCTGATTACAACAACGACACAGTTATTTTTAAAAACACAGATGGTGAAGATGATCAAACAATATCTACACCTGATGATGTTGACGTTGAGCCTACAACACAGGTAGATAAAATGGCTAAACGTGCTTTAAAAAAACGTACATAATTTACTTGACTAGGGCGGAAAATCCGTATATAATCAAATGATGATAACAGAGCGATATTCGTACGAAAAAATTTCAAGAAAACAAATAGAAGGAAGACGTTTATATACTACTCCTAAAGGTGATGCAGTTCCAAGTGTTACTACAATATTAGATAAAACGAAATCAGAAGAAAAAAGACAAGCATTAGCAAACTGGAAGAAACGTGTAGGTGAAACTAAAGCACAAGAAATTGTTACAGAAGCATCAAGTCGCGGAACTCGTATGCACAAATACTTAGAAGATTATATCTTGAATAGCGAATTATCTAAAGCAGGATCTAATCCATTTAGCCAACAAAGTAGAAAAATGGCACAAGAAATTGTTGACAATGGTTTAGTAAATGTTAGTGAGTTTTGGGGTGTGGAAGTTCCTTTATACTTTCCAAAAATTTATGCAGGAACAACTGATTGTGTAGGATTATATGAAGATGGTCCTGCTATAATTGACTTTAAGCAAACTAACAAGCCAAAAAAGACAGAATGGATACAAGACTATTTCTTACAATTGGCGGCATATGCAGAAGCACATAACGAAGTACATGGTACAAAAATAACAAAAGGTGTAATTCTAATGTGTAGTGCAGACTTTAAGTTTCAAAAATGGGTATTAGAAGGCCAAGAGTTCCAAGATAACGTTAAAACCTGGTGGAACAGGGTAGAACAATATTATCTAAACTATCATTAATGCATAAATACGTTATATTGGAGACTAACAATGGCAGTAATTCAGATATCTAAAATTCAACACCGCAGAGGTTTAAATGCAGATTTACCACAACTATCTAGTGCAGAACTAGGTTGGGTAATTGATCAACGCAAATTGTTTATTGGTAATGGTACAACATCGGAAGGTGCACCAGCAATAGGCAACACAGAAATTTTAACACAATATAGTGATATCTTAGGTAGTATAAACAGTTATACATACAAAGGTACAGACGTTGGATATGTAGCACAAACAAATCAAACTGGTGCTGACATACAACGATCCTTACAAGCAAAGTTAGATGATTTTGTAAATGCTAAAGATTTTGGTATAGTAGGTGATGGTGTTACAGACGATAGTGCTCAGATTAACTTTATGTTAAGTCAAATATACTCACGTGAACACACAAACACTAAATCATTTAAAACAATTTATTTTCCAGCAGGTACATATCTAGTATCGGCTAATACATTAAAGTTTCCAAGAAATTCACATATCGTAGGTTCAGGTCCTAACAGTACACTTTTTAAAAAAACAGGTACTGCTGGAGTATTGGCTCAAACTGCTGATAGTAAACAACAAACTGGTGCTAACATTGGATTAGGTGGAGCATTAGGTCCAAAAAATATTTCATTTCAAAGCCTACAGTTTTTTAATGAAACAGATGAAGACGTATTTTTAATTGACCAAGGTAATGTAGTTAACTTCCATGATGTAAGATTTAAAGGAAGACATAGTAGTAATCAAAATACAATACAAAATAGAAAAGCAGGTGTAAGAGTAACTGAAACTACATCAGGTGATTCAAAAATTATTAATTTTACAAACTGTGATTTTACAAGAACTGATTTAGCATTTGAATCTGACCATGATATAGATAATGTTAAATTTGATAATTGTTACCTACATGATTTATATACAGGAATAATTGTTGGAGATAATATTACTGGTGTCGCTCCTAGTATAACTGGCCCAACAGGAATGAAAGTATTAAACAGTTTATTTAAAAGAGTATATCATAGTGGTATAAAAACAGTTACAGTAACAAATTTTGTAAGTTCACACAATACATTTAAAAATGTTGGACACGCAGGTATAGAAGTTGGTGCAACACCAGTTGCTCCAGTAATTAACTATGATGCAGATGGTAACTATAGTATTGGTGATTCATTTGATAGAACTGCTTCGCAACAAGCAACACATCCAAATATACAAAACAATAATAAAGCGGTATTTGGATTAATTGCAAGTGATGGTATACAGTATGGTACAATTAAACAAGAGGCTGGTAAAACAATGACACTTACTGATAATACTAGTGCGGCAACTAATACAACTATTGATTTTGATGAAGCAGTATTAACTGATGCTACAGTTGAATTTGCAATCACAAGAGGTACTGCAAAAAGAACTGGGCATTTAAGAGTTGCTGGTAATAATACTGCTGGTTATTCTTTTGAACAAGATTTTACAGAAAACGCAGATGTAGGAGTTGGATTTACATTTGATTCAACTAACGGTACTGTTCAGTACACCACAACGTCTACAGGTACTAACGCCACTTTAAATTATCGTATAACTAAATTTAACTAATTAGGTTACAATGTTTAATTTGAAACCCGATGACAGAATACATTTCTGGAGAAACTTTCGTGTTAGTTTAAATGACATGGATAAAAAAGATGCTCTACAGTCTGTTAATAAATTGTGGGCAACTTGTCCTACAACCAACGGTTACTTAGATTATGCTGACTGTAAAGATTGGCCTGATCCATGGACATTAATAGATAATAATCATTATTGTGAGGTTGCAGTAGCATTAGGTATTTTTTATACAATTTACCTTGCAGAAATACTTGACAATGATGCTCTAAAGATAGTAATATATAAAGATAAACAAAGTTTCGTTAATTCAGTGCATATAGACAAATATGCTCTTAATATAAGTTACAACGAAATAGTAAATACTTCGTCAGTTCCATATAGTTTAGAAAAACTTTATGTGTATGACGCACAAGATTTAAAAGCAAGTAAGTATCTATAAAGGTAGAAGATGACACAGATTCAAATAGAAAAAAGAGATGGTTCGAGAGAAGATTTAGATTTAGAAAAATTGCATAAAGTAGTTTTTTATGCCTGTGAAGACATCACCGGAGTTAGTGCTTCAGAAGTAGAAATAAAATCCCACCTTTCATTTTATAGCGGTATACGTTCAGAAGAAATACAAGAAACACTTATTAAAAGTGCGGCAGATCTTATTAGTGAAGATAAGCCAAATTATCAATGGGTAGCAGGAAGATTAATTAACTATCATCTAAGGAAACAAGTATATGGACAATTTGAACCATGGTCTTTAAAAGAACTTGTTATTAAAAATATTGAAAGAGGATTTTATGATCCTGAAATTTTAGAAAAATATGATGACGAAGAATGGAAACAATTAGATAGTATTATTAAACATGAACGTGATGAAATCATGACTTATGCGGCTATGGAGCAATTTAGAGGAAAGTATCTAGTCAAGAATAGAGTAACAGGTCAAATATTTGAAACACCACAGGCGGCATACTTATTAATTTCAGCAACATTATTTGCAAATTATCCAAAAGAAGAAAGAATGAAGTGGGTAAAAGAATATTATGATGCTATCAGTAATTTTGACCTTTCTTTGCCTACGCCAGTAATGGCAGGTGTTCGTACACCACAAAGACAATTTTCTTCGTGTGTATTAGTTGAAACAGGAGATAGTTTAGATAGTATTAATGCAACAACAAGTAGTATAGTAAAATATGTTTCACAAAAAGCAGGTATTGGTATTGGAGCAGGTTCTATTCGTGCTTTAGGGTCACCAATTCGCAATGGTGATGCATATCATACTGGTGTTGTGCCATTTTATAAAATGTTTCAAGCGGCAACACGCAGTTGTTCGCAAGGTGGTGTTCGTAATGGAGCGGCAACTTTGTATTATCCGTTATGGCATTTAGAAGTTGAGGATATGCTAGTTTTAAAAAATAATAAAGGAACTGAAGATAATAGAGTTAGACATATGGATTATGGAGTACAATTTAATAAACTAATGTACGAACGTTTACTTTCAAATGATAACATAACTCTTTTTTCGCCTCAAGATGTTCCTGGATTATATGAAGCATTTTTTAATGACCAAGTAAAATTTAAAGAACTTTATGAAACTGCTGAACGTAATACAAAGATTAGAAAGAAAAGTATTCGTGCTTCTGATTTGTTTAGTGCATTTATGGAAGAACGCAAAAACACAGGAAGAATTTATTTAATGAATGTTGACCATGCAAACGACCATGGATCATTTGTTTCTGAAAAAGCACCAATTAAACAAAGTAATTTATGTTGTGAAATTAATTTACCAACAAAACCTTTAAATGATTTTAATGATGAAGAAGGTGAAATTGCTTTATGTACTTTAAGTGCAATTAATTGGGGCAATATAAAAGATCCAAGTGGTTTTGAAAAACCTTGTGAATTGGCAGTAAGAGGTTTAGATGCATTGTTAACTTATCAAAATTATCCAGTCCAGGCGGCTAAGAATAGTACTTTAAACAGAAGACCTTTAGGTGTTGGTATTATTAATTTAGCATATTGGATGGCTAAAAATGATATGACATATACAGATCCAGATTTAAAACTTATTGATGAATATGCTGAAGCATGGAGTTATTACTTAATCAAAGCAAGTGCAAATTTGGCACAGGAACAAGGTGCTTGTCCTAAAACAGATGAAACAAAGTATTCTGCAGGAGTAACACCTAATATGACATACAAAAAAGACGTTGATGAACTAGTTGTTAACAAGGAACGTATGCCATGGAAAAGTTTACGAAAGCAACTACAAAAAACAGGAATTCGAAATAGCACTTTAATGGCATTAATGCCAGCAGAAACGTCTGCACAGATAAGTAACAGTACTAACGGTATTGAACCTCCACGTGCATATGTAAGTGTTAAGCAATCGAAAGATGGTATCTTAAAGCAGGTTGTACCCGAGTTTCGTAAGTTAAAAAATAAATACGAAATGTTGTGGACACAAAAGTCTCCTGAAGGTTACTTAAAAATTATGGCTGTACTTCAGAAATATATTGATCAAGGTATTTCTGTGAATACTAGTTATAATCCAACTTTTTATGATGACGAAAAGATCCCAATGAGTTCAATGTTACAACATTTAATTATGTTTTATAAGTATGGTGGTAAACAATTATACTACTTCAACACCTATGACGGACAAGGTGAAATCGACGTTGATAAATTTGATGGTCCGGAACAAGAACAAGAATTATTAGATGATATTACAGACGAGAATTGTGATTCTTGTGTAATATAATTGGAGTGGAAAAGAGGAAATGACAGTATTCAATAGTGAAAAAAGAAACCATCTTGAAAGCAAAGCATTCTTAGATGGAAGTGTAAACATACAAAGGTATGATGCAGTAAAGTATAGACAGTTTGATAAATTTACAGATAAACAACTTGGCTTCTTTTGGAGACCAGAAGAAGTTGATATTGGTAAAGATAGCAAAGATTTTAAAGATTTAACATCTCATGAGCAACATATCTTTACAAGCAACTTAAAAAGACAAATTTTATTAGACAGTGTACAAGGCAGAGCACCTACAGAAGCATTTGGACCTCTTATTAGCATTCCAGAATTAGAAGCATGGGTACAAACTTGGACATTTAGTGAAACTATACATAGTAGAAGTTATACACATATTATTAGGAATGTATACAGTGATCCAAGTAAAATATTTGATGAATTATTAGATGAACAAAAAATTGTAGATTGTTCAGATGACATAAGTAAAAATTATGATGAACTTATACAATTAAGTTTAGCATATCAACTATTAGGCGAAGGCAAACATAAAGTAAATGGCAAAGAACTTGAAGTTGATTTGTATGAATTAAAAAAGAAGTTATGGTTAGCAATTAATAGTGTTAATATTTTAGAAGGTATTCGTTTTTACGTTTCATTTGCTTGTAGTTGGGCATTTGCAGAATTAAAGAAAATGGAAGGTAATGCAAAAATTATTAAGTTTATTTGTAGAGATGAAAATCTACATTTGGCAAGTACACAGGCTATGATAAAGTTACTGCCAAAAGACGACAAAGATTTTGCCAAAATTGCAAAAGAAACAAAAAAAGAATGTGAAAAGATGTTTGTTGATGCAGTAAAGCAAGAATGTGAATGGGCTGATTACTTATTTAAAGATGGAAGTATGATTGGATTAAATTCACAACTCCTTAAAGACTATGTAGAATGGACTGCACATAAACGTATGTTAGCAATTGGTTTGACTAGTCCATACAAAGGAGGATCAAACCCTTTACCTTGGACACAAAATTGGATCAGCGGCTCTGAGGTACAAGTAGCACCACAAGAAACTGAAATAAGTTCATATGTAGTTGGTGGAACCAAACAAGACGTTGATACAGAAACATTTAAAGGATTTAGTTTATGATAGAAATATGGGGTAAACCAATGTGTCCTTCTTGTACTAAAGCAAAACAATTATGCGAGTCAAGAGGATACAAATTTGTTTACAAACAATTAGGTACTGACTTTCAAAGAGATGACGTATTTAAAGAGTTTCCAACTGCTAGAACTTTTCCACAAATTAAAGTATACAATCATGCAGTAGGCGGTTATGAACAGTTTATGCAATATATTGAAGATACAGGGTATAACGGAACAGGAAATAGCACAGGATAATTATGTTAGTAAGCAAACTCAATAAAGACGATATTATAACGTTAAAGTTAGTAACCGGTGAAGAAGTAATTACCAAAATAATAGAAAACAAAGATGACTGCTTAATAGTAAGCAAACCATTTGCTTTTATAATGCAAAAAGTAGGACCAGCAATGGCACCTATGTTTTTAAGTGTAGATTGGGAAAAATCTCCCATTACTATATACAAAAGTGCCATTACTATGATGGCAACACCTAAAGATGAATTTATTACAGGGTATAATGGGGTATCTAGTTCTATCGTTGCTCCACCTAAACCTAAGATAATTACATAAAATCCAATAATTTTAAGCGAAAATTAAGATTTCGGTTGACTTTAACCTCTAATTCTAGTATATTAAGTACAAGTTATTATTAACATTTTAATATTAGAAAAAGGAGTTAATATGATGACTAAAGCAATCGGTACAAAGTTCTTTAAAGAAGGAACTCAAAATCAACAAATCCTAGCAAACTATTGGGGTAACGGTTCAACGTTTACTACTGATGACCTAAAAAATGATTTAGGTATTGCATCACCAGGTGCAAGGTTAACTGAGTTAAGAGATGCAGGCTTTAATGTAAAAGCAAAAACCTCTAACGAAGGAAATGTTGGAAGACCAGCAGTTGTATACTCAATTCCAAGAAGAAGAGTATCTGCATAATTTAATTAAATTTAAATTTAATTATAAAAAGGGGCGGTTTTATATCGCCCTTTTTTTATGACTGAGTATCTAATGCTGAAATCATTCTAGTCATTCCAATACCACCGCCCACTCTTGGCATAAAATCAAATTCTAAAAACTTTTCTAGTTCTGCTTCAACTCTTTCTTTAGAAAACAATTTGTAAAGTAGTTGACTATATTCACCGTTTGTGATTGTGTGAAAAGTATCTCGCATTTGTTCTATGTCAGTAGATCTTTCTGCAGAACCAATAGTTTCCATTCCGCCTAGTATTACGTCAATTTTTTTACTTGTTCCATCATCTCTTCTGCTCATGTTCCAAAAAGGTGATGTCATTTCTGGAAAGTCAGTAATCATAGTACTTCCATAATCTTCAAACATTTTAGTTTCATGCTCTGCATTCATTTCAACATTATGTTCAATTTTAAAATAATCTTGCCATGCTTTGTAAGTCATTTCAGTAGGTTTATCAAATCTTAGAAATTCACATAGTTCGTATTCCATTTCTTTTAGATCTTCTATAGTTCCTGGCATTTCAAATTCAAACATTGGAAATATTATGTCGTGTCTACCTGGTATTGCATTAGGCTCTTGTCTATATGAAGTCGAAACACAAAAGAAACCTTTTGAATTAGGCTTACTTAATAGTTCATGTTCTAGCCACATCTGCCCAGTTTGTGGTAAGGGCCATACTTGACCTGCATAATTGTAGGTTGCAACATTAAATGGATCTTCACAAGCGGCTAAAATGCTTAATCTGTTTTGAGTGTGTACTTCATCAAAACCTTTATCCAAAAAAAATGACCTTAAAAGGCCAACTGTTTTAGTAAATTTTGTAGGGGATATTAATTGTGTCATTTCTTTTTCCTTTTGATTGTATAGTCAAAAAAAATTTTAACCAAAAAAAAATTTTGATTATATTCTTCTTGAAGATATTTATCTTTTTATTTAGAAAGTATTGAATTTGTGGCTTCTACAATTTCAGGTATTGTAAATGATTGTGATGATGGTTTATTAACAGGTATTTCAGTTAAGCCAAATTCTCTATCAATATATTTGTAGTCAATTTTTGTAGGATTAAATTGTTGTAACCAATTAAATACAGTCTCAGGTTGAAATTCTCCACAAGTATATACGTCTAGTTGTACTAAAGCAGGAACAGATTCGTCCCAACTATGCATTACTACATGACTCGTTTCAATAATAGTTGCAACAGTTAGTCCTCTATTGCCTTGCATATCACAATATTTGGCAAAAGGGCCTATAAGTATTTTCATACCCAACTGGTCTATCAATTTTTTTACGTTGTCACACGTTTCAAATTCTGCTTTTGGTGGATTCAGAACTTCTGCTCTGATGATGATATGCTTATGTACCAAAGTCATATAATTTTCCTTTTAGATACTTCTAAATGATTTTGGATTACCATGCTCGTCTCTAATAATTTCTCCGTTAGCATCTAATCCACACATTCTACCGTTAATGCCTTCATCAGTTGAATAAAATCTAGTTGGTTTTACTACTTCACCTTTGTAGTATCTTTTATTTTGTACTGACTTTGGCCCACGTTGTTTAATTCCTGCCATAAATCCTACTTATGTTTTTTGTGTCTGCCCATGCCCATATAGTGTTCACTTGGTTCATAGTTCCATTTTTTACCATGATGTCCTCTTATATCTGCATAAAACATTCTTAATCGCACAATTAGTTTAATAAATGGGTTTTTATTAATCGTCACTTATTTTCCTATTTTTTTACTTCTCCCCATTGGTAATTCTTGCATCTTTTCGTACTCGCCACCTTTTTTTGCTTCCCATTCAATTCTAACAATTTTGCTTTTAGTACCGCCTTGAAATGATTTCACTGCTTTTTTATAACTTACTGCTTCTATTGTTTTTGATTCGTCACCATCAAAAAATGTAAAAGTTCTCATTTTTGCCATAAAGTTCCTTTGGTAATTAATCTGTTAATTATATAATTAGTTATCTAATTTTTATAAAACTAGCACTTTATTTGTACCTTATTTGGTTGACAATGTCAATCGTTTTTGTTATAAATATATATGAAACGTTGAAGCAATTCAAAAGATAGGCTGGACCCGAGTGCAATTCTCGGCACCTCCACCAAATTCAAGAGGGTACAATGGATTTTGTAAGAAAAAATATTGGTTGGTTCTTACTAGCAATACTAGTTTTTGGTATAGTAGTTAGTTGGGGCGATGAAGATAGTTGGATATTTTGGCTTATTATTCCTGTCGTACTTTGGAAACTGCCACCGTTCAGTGTAAGCAAAAGAGTATTTGGCTGGGCGGCAAGTAAAGACCCAATGGGTACAAAAAAGGCAACTGCTAAATTTATGAAAGGCAAGCCTTGGTACTATTGGGTAATATATACTGTAATCATTTGGGCAGTAATGAGTGCATTAGTAAGTTTACTATCTGGTACACCAACACTGGTGCTTATCGGATAATTATGGGGGTGATTTAGGATCGACAGGTATTGAATAGAATCTGTGGAGTTTCCGGTAGGCGATGACCGTAAATCAAGCAAACTTTTAAATGCAAACGATAATTTTGCAAATGAGGAATTTGCCTTAGCGGCGTAATTCTTCGGGGTTGGCAACGTACCTAGCAACAGAAACCGTTGCATCTATAATAAGCAACTGTAATAATAGAGTTGGCAACTTGTGGAATAAGCCGCCACATTTACATTACATAGTACTTACTAACGGCAGTAAGACGAATATTAACATATAGGATAAGAGAACAATAAAGAATTTGACAGCCCTCGGAGAAATCCGGGGGTTTGTTTTTTATATAAATATTTTGAGAGGACATTCAATGATATTATGTAGTGGTTGCAGTTTTACAATAGGTTCACACAAAGATAATGACAACAATGATGTAGATTATGATCATTGGCCCGTCTTTATTCCAAATTCTAAAAACATAGCAAGAGGTGGAGCAGGCAATAGACTTATTGCACGACAAATTCTTGATAATATAGCAGAAGATACAAAAGCAATTTGTGTTATGTGGAGTACACTTGAAAGATATGATTTTTATGACCCAGTATTAAAAGGATATAAATGTGAAGGTGCAAGTTATACAGGTTCAAAACAAAATTATTTAAAATATTTTTATAGTGAATTCAGTCAGATTGCAAAGTCTTTAGAGTATTTTTTATTAATACAAAACATTTGTCAAGCAAAAGGTATACCATATGTTCCAATGCATATGGGAGATGTAAGATACAAAGACTGGGATCAGGATAAAGCCTACGGTTATGATACTTCTAGTGGAGCATTAAGAGTACTTACTGATGGTGAAAAAGAAAATCCAGAGGATATAAAATCTTTTTTGGATTTAGTATCATTCTATAAACATGAAAGACAGTTTATACAAAAACTTTGGGATCAAGTAGAATGGGATAAATGGTTATTTAATCACGACTGGGGAGGCTTTTGGCAATTTACTAATGATAATGAATACGATTGGATTGCTTCACACCCAGGAGAACAAGCACACAAGGCTTGGGCTGAACAAAAAATCATTCCAAGACTTAAACAATTAAAAGTTATATAAATAGTTATATACTAATATAATATTTGGAGTCAATTATGGCTATAACAAAGATAGAACATGAACCTACGTTTAAAAAAACAAGTCAATCAGGAAGAAAAAGATCCTGTAAAATGGCAAGTATGAATAAAAATAAAAAACGTAGTCTTAAGTTTTACAGAGGACAAGGCAGATCAAGATAGTGTACGAGTATAAGTGCAAAATTTTAAGAATTGTTGACGGTGATACTGTTGATATTGACATTGATTTAGGTTTTGGTATGTGGATGCATAAGGAACGAGTCCGTGTTATGGGAATCGATACACCAGAATCAAGAACTAGAGATAAAGTTGAGAAGAAATTCGGTCTTCTGTCTAAAGCATATGTAAAAGATCTGATGCCGGTCGGTTCTAAACAAGTATTAAAGACCACAATTGACAAAAGTGGTGAAGATAAAAAAGGAAAGTTTGGTAGAATACTAGGAGATTTTTTTATCTATGATGATAAAACACATTCTACAATAAAACTTACAGAAATAATGATTAGAGACGGGTATGCAGTAGAGTATGACGGCAAAAGTAAGCAAAAAATACAAGAAGCACACCTAAAAAATAGAGAACGCCTAATAAAAGAAGGCAAAATACAACCTTAATTCGATATAATCCATAAATTCGCGTAAAATTAAGCAGATTACCCGCTATTTTCATGGCTTATTTAAAGGTTGACAGAACTTTGTAATATGTTATTATAGTTAAATAATAAACATAGAAGGAGTTATTATGCGTTTTTTATTGGTAGCAATTTTAGTGTTGTTTTCTGCGTCAGCGAATGCAACAACAGGAGCAAAACTTACTACTGAAGCGAAACACATACTTTGGGACGTTTTGGGAGCAAATAAAGTAGCAAACAAGTATCATAAAGAGATACAATGTTTGGCAGAAAACATATACTTTGAAGCAAGGGCCGAATCTTACTCAGGTAAAGCGGCTGTAAGTAATGTTACAAAAAATAGAGTTGAAGATAAAAGGTGGCCATCTACATATTGTGAAGTTGTAATGCAAGGTCCAACAAGAGAGAGTTGGAAAACAAAGCAATTTAAAAATTTGGCACAAAAAGATAGAGTTTATTATCCTAGAAAACACAGATGTCAATTTAGTTGGTATTGTGATGGTAATGCAGATGTTATCTGGGCTAATTATGAGAGAGGTTCAAAACAAACTATTGAAGGTAATGCAAGAGCATGGAGAGATTCTGTACAAATTGCAGTATTTACTTTAGGTGTTGGAGAACTAACAATAAAAGATAATACAGAAGGTGCAGTATTTTATTATGCACATAATTTAGTATACCCTAGTTGGGCAAAAACAAAGACGTACTTAGGTGTATTAGGTAATCATACATTTATGAAGTAAGGAATACAATAAATAACATATGCTCTTGGCAGTAATAACATTATTAGTCGCATTAAGCATTAGTTCGATAGCGGCTTGGTACAGTATTGTAGGTTTAACAGCCATCTTTGCGGCGGCTGTATTTCCTATTATACTGATGGGTGCAGTATTAGAAGTTGGAAAAATTACTGCTACTGTATGGTTACATCAAAATTGGTTCAGAGCCCCCAGATTTACAAAATGGTATTTAAGTATAGCAGTTATTCTACTCATGTTTATAACAAGCATGGGTATTTTTGGCTTTTTAAGTAAGAGTCATATCGAACAAACTGCCGCAGGTGACGAATCTATTAGTATGATTAAGTCACTAGATGCAAATATTACCCGTAGTGAAGGTAAAGTTGACAGATGGCAAATTACTATTGATGGATTAAACAAAGGAGATAGTACTAGAGTTGATAATCTTGTCAGCAAAGAACAGATTGTATTAAATGAATTATATGTAAAAATAAAAAACGAAAAAGACGATATTCGTAAAGATGCAGATAAAAAGATTGAACTACAGAATAATAGATTAAAACAAGCACAAGAACGTAAAGAGGCTGATATTAAAGCCGCTAAAGATAGATTTGAAAAATCTTTTGGAGGTGGTACAAAATATGACGAAGCAGTTAAGAAAGCAAAAGAACTAGAACTATCTGTAGCATCAAGAGTACAGAGAGAAATCATAAAAATACAAAATGCTTTAACAAAAGACTTACAAGCAGTTGATGAAAAGTATAAAAATGATATTAAAGCAATACAAGACAGAATACAAACACTAAGAAACCAAGCAAATCTTAAAACAGAAGATATTGATAAAAGAATAAATGAACTTGAAGCATTTATTAATAAAGAAGAAAATAAATTAATTGAATGGCGTAACAAAAAGTTTGAATATGAAAAAGATTATAGAGCATTAGAGGCAGAAGTAGGTCCTATTAAATATATTGCTGAATTTATATATGGTGATGAAGCAGATAGGGACTTGTTAGAAGAAGCAGTAAGATGGGTGATTATAATAATTGTTGTTGTTTTTGATCCATTAGCAATTATGCTGGTATTAGCGGCTACAATGCAAATAAAATGGATAAGGCAAGACAAAGGAATTGGTAATTCAACAGAAGCAAAAAAAAAGAAGATAGAGGAGTTAAAGATGAAAATAGATGATTATACCAAGTTGTTGGAGGAACTTGAAAAGAAAATGGATGCTCTTCATGACAGTAATGAAACTAAAGATGCAGACATAGACAAACTTCAAAAGAAAATCGATAAAGTATTTAAAGAGAAAGATGCATTAGAAGAAAGACTTAATAAGTTAATCGAAAGCAATAAAGATGCACACGAAAAGCAATTAGCAAATTTAAAACACAAACTTGCTGAAAGAGACGAAGCATTATCTGAAACTAAAGACGCACTAGCAAAGGAACAAGGTTTAGTAAAGTCCTTAGAGAGTCGCGAACCGGAGGTAGTGGAAAAAATAGTCGAAAAAGAAATTATGATTGAAGACGAAGCCAAAATTAAGGCGGCAGAGTTAGAAAAAGCAGAAATGGAAAAACAAGTTAAAGCCAGAGATGCCGCAATTGAACGTTTAAATGAAAAATATAAATTAGTAGAAGCACAAGCAACTAATAATGCATTGGCAATTAAGGCAGATGATGATGATTCTGTACCTCCTGCAAGTTTTGGAAGTAAATTTCCTGAAGAACCAGTAATTGGTCAACTATTTACAAAGACAGATGTATTTCCACACACATTATTTAAATGGAACGACAAAAAATGGATTGAAGTAGACAAAGAAGGTACTAGCAGTTACTTAACTGAAGACTATATTCGTTCTTTAGTTGAAAAAGTTGCATCAGGAGAAATTGAATTAGAAGATTTAAATGATGCAGAGAAGAGTGAAATGACAGACTTTTTATCAAATGGGAGAGAATGATTAACGACAAAATAACAATAGTAACAAGTCCTGATTACGACTACAATAGCACTTATAAAGTATGTTTGGTAGGCGATACTCCTCTTATAAATGATATTTTACACATATTGGACAATGATGATAGAAATATTAGTGTCCATTGCATAACAAAAGATGACAAAGATTTTAACTGGATAGCAAATACAGTTAATCAATGTCATTTTGTGTTTATAGACAAACAATCAGAATTGGATAGGTTATATTTAGGATGGATACTGTCACGTCCTAACGTATACCACAATATTGAAGACGCAAAACAAATTAATCCGCAATATGAGATTGGTGTTTTGCCTTCATTTATAAAACAACTAGACAGACAAAAACAAGGAGGGCCATTTGGCGTACAATAGACCACAAGGAAAGTTCAATAAATTTGAAAGAAGAAAGCGAGACTTCGATAGACCAAGAGATCACGGTTTTCATGTTCATGTAAACGGTGAAACTCCAGAAGCACTAACAAAAGCACTGCGAAAACTTAAAAAGAGAATCGCAAATGACGGGCTTATGCAAACTTTAAGAGATAGGCAATACTACAGAAAGCCTAGCGAAATCAAAAGAGAGGCTAAAAAAGCCGGCAGAAAACGTTGGGAAAAGAAACTCGCTAAAATGAAGTACGACTTTTAGTGCCTAATCCAATATATGCCCATATAACGACGTCTGTATGGGTTTAAGATATATAAAATAGTGCATTTAGCTCTTGACATTTAAGGAAAGAATCACTATATTATATGTATACAGGTAATACTGTATAAATACTTTTGAAGATTGCTCTTAGATAGGATCTTCAAATTAACTTGCTTAATATAAGGAGGCAAAAACATGACAAACAAATCACTATCTATTTTTAATCAGTTACGCCCTGTAACTGTTGGGTTCGACAACATCTTTGATCATTTCGAAAGAATGTTTGACGGTGAAGTCTATAATGCAGTATCAGTAAACTACCCACCATACAATATCGTTAAAACAGGTGAAAATACCTACGATGTTGAAGTGGCACTTGCTGGTTTTAGCAAAGACGATATTGATGTTGAATATGCTGAAAACATTTTAACAATCAAATCAAAAAAAGTAGAAACAAAGGATAAAGATGGTAACGATATCCTACATAAAGGTATCAGCAAAAGATACTTTTCCAAGGCTTTCACAATCGCTGACGACGTTGAAGTCAACGGTGCTGAACTGAAAGATGGTCTACTTAAGGTTTCTATGGCTAGAATTATTC